TTCATTACCATGAACAGACCATAGTTTTTTAGTTAATTCAGGGTCAACAATATCATCTTCAGTACCTAAGACAATTGTACGTTCGTATGTGTTACCATAATATTCATACCCAGGATCTATTCGTCTACTATGTAATGCAGGATTAAATAGTAAAACATCAACTCCTAATCTTGAACCAATAATATCAGCGACATAGCCCCCCATACTGGAACCTATGATTATGTCAGGCATACCTAAAGTATAAATGAATTCATCTAAATCTAGGGTTTCATAATTCATTTCAGGTGCATAAACTGTACCTTTTGTTGACAAGAAAGATACTTTTGTTCCTCCTTGTTCACTATCTAAACCGTGTAAATATACTATTTTTTTCATAACCTTTATTTTTTAAGTTTATATTTTTATTTTATTATATTCAACTTTTTTTGTTGTTTTAATACAAGTGATTAAATCATCAACAACACAAGGATCAACAATAGCGCCTTTTTCTTGTAATTTATAAACAATTGATTCTAATAATGTGTAAGAGTGTAATGTAGACATAACTTTGATTTTAATGTTGTGCTTAACTGCTCAACGTGGTAAATATACGAAAGATAGCCCGGGAAGCCAAGCCTCCCGTGCATTATTTTTTACCAGTTGTTAACATCATCTTCTCCACGTTTTTCGTGATCATGTTCACTATAAACCCTTAGGTTTAAATACTCACCATCCCCAATATAAGAGGTATCTTCTCTAATATCTTTATCATATGCAAAACAAAAATCATACTCCTCTTTTGTAAGGATTTCTTTTGTATTCATAATCTCTTCAAAACGATTGAACTCTTGTTCTGCAAAATAAATTTCTTCTGGACTCATCATATAACCTTAATTTTTGGATGTTGTGCTTAACTGCTCAACATGTTAAATATACGAAAGATAGCCCGGGTAGCCAAATTTTTACACGGTTCTCTTCGAAGAGGTTTTAAATGTGTTTGTATAAGGTTTTGGTTTTGGATTTTCAATATCAAATAAGGCTTTAACATGAGTAAATATTTCTATATTTTGTTCCTGTGTACGAGGTGATTCATATACTTCCCAATTTTTACCTTTTAAACGTTTACCAGATTTATCTTCACCCCTAGATTTAGATTTTAACCATAAAACTCCTACACGGTCAATTTTTTTACCATAACATTCTTCATAACACTGGGCATAAATTGCTCCTTGTAAATCGTATGTTGTTTGTAAATGGTTAGATGTTTTAAAATCTATAATCCAACGTTCCATTTTACCATCTATTTCAATCTCACATACTAAATCACAGGTTCCTGCTACTTTAATTTCATCTGAAAATAAATGTACTTCTGCTTCTATTAGTGTTGGATTATAAGTTTCCCAAAAATCTACAAATCTAAGGAACATTTGCCATACATGAGAGGGCATTTTAGGATTACCATCTTTATACAAAAATGTAATTTCTTCCCCATTTAACCAGTCTTCAATCATTTCATGGACTTGTGTTCCTTCTTCTGCTGCTTTCTTAACAATCCATTCCGCACTATAACCTACTTTTTTAAGCCAATCTTCAAAATATTTACCTTTTGGGTAAGAATTTAAAACATGAGTTACTGAGGGGTAATAATTACTATTACGTCTATAATACCTTGAATCAGGCATTGTAACTTGTTGATAATCATCTGAAATTTCTAATAATCTTTTGTATGATTTTTTGATCATATTGATAGTTTTTGTTCCATTAAATCATAGTAGGTTAATGGTAACGTTGTTTGTATTAGTTTTGTGAAATTTTCAAAACCCATTTCACTCGGATCCTTATCTTGTAAATCTACAAGATAGACTTCTTTGCCTTCTGCCATTAACTTTTCACAGAACTTCAAAGCTTGTTTGATCGCATCCCTATCTAATGCAATATAAATTTTATCTACTACAGATGTAACTATTTTTTTCATTAAGTTATTCTGTATATTTTTCCCTAATAAGGGAATTGCGTTTCTTTTTATAGCTAAAGCATCAAATAACCCTTCACATAATATAATAGGTACATTCCAATTAATCATATGTTCATTAGGTATTATATCTCTTGATACTTGTGGATTTCTATATTTAATGTATGGTTCCTTTTCAAATGAACGAGCAGTAAAATAATTTAACTTACCTTCTACATCATAGGTGGGAATTATTACCATATTTTTATATAAACCTGTTTTACAATAACCTATATTATATTTGAGAATATCGTATTTACTCACGTGTCTATTATTTAGGTACGCGAGCGCGTGTCTAGCCATTATATCGCTGTTATTAACGTTATTTAGGCTAATATATTCGTCAGGTAGTTTGATTGTTGCTACATCTACCTTTTCTGTGTATGAAGTATAATTTACTTCTTTACTTATAGTTTTAGCTTCACTTATTTTATCAGAAGAGGCACCTGCTTGTCTAAATAGTAAACTAATAGATTTACCTTTTTTACCACATACCCAACAATGCCAAGGGTTATGACCCTCTTTATTTTCAGTAAAATTAATTTCTAATTTAGGTTTATGGTGGTTACAGTGGGGACATTTATATGCCATGTTACCTCGAGCAGTTTTTTTACCTGTACCTAATACAGAATTAACTAATGTTACTAATGTATGATTAACCATTTTGTAATTGAGTTAAAACTTTATATAAATCTAGTCCCGTTAAATTTTGCTTAAAGGAATCGGCGTTCCATGTAGAATAGTGAATTTGATCTTTAGTAATTAAGTGAGATTTGGGGTAATTTTTAAATGATTCTTTCCAACAATCCTGTGCTTTAGATGTTGCCATATCCCAAAATTCATTTTTCCATTTACTACCAGCTAAATAATGTAACATAATCATGTCTTGAGTTTCTTTTAAAAAATTGGTATATGATTTATTATGTGTATCCGTTTCAAAATGGCCTTCGATTATTCCTTTAGTTAATTGGTTATTTTTAATAATAATATTAACAGAAGTTGCCTCCATAGGTTCTAGAAAAAATGAGGCATTACCATTATATGATATTTTATCTGTAAAATTTTCTTTTCTATAATAATTAGAAAAGTTTATTAGTTTTGGAGTACTATAATTAGTTAAAACTAAACTATAATCATGGATAATACGTTCCCAATCTTCACTTATTTCATCTACTGTAGTTATATTACTATTGAATAAATATCCTATTGAGCATCTATTTTTAAGTGGAATACAAAAAACCCACCCATAAGGACGAGCAATAGCTAAAGTAGATTTAAATTGTGGGTAATCCCAACTACACTGTCTAATATAAGCAGAGTTAACTGGTATGTATTTGGCTAATTCAAATTCATTATTAATTATAGGTGTTCCACTACAATCTATAGTATAATCACTATTAAGGGATTTAGAAGAAACATGTTGGTCTATTATATTAACTTTATATTTTAAATTTTCAAATATAAGGTTTTGAAATTTATTTGAATTAAAATGTAAAGACATAGTCCCTAAATTAAACCAATGTGTAAAATTTTGATTCCCCCAATTATCTTTAATAATTCCCTCTTTATAATACCCATCAATTCTATCTAGGTTATTATAATTTAAATCAGTATGTTTATCTAAAAATCTACAAAATTCCATATCTGCTCCTTCACCTACAGAAGCTGCGGATATGGATGAATCATGATACCAATCAACTTCGTAACCAGAATTTGACATATCAAGAGCAGTTATACAACCTGCTGTACCTTTTCCTATTACTGATACTTTTTTACTCATACCATATAATATACGAACTTATTTTCGCTCAACCACGAGATCTTCGAATTTTATGTCCGCTAAATCTTTTGTAAAGAATTTACCTAGAATATTATCATTAAAGAATTCATCTGGTTTTTCTAGGACTTGATATAACATTTGGTATTTAATTTCAAAATAGGTAAGTTGTTTTTTAGTCTCTACACATTTCAAAATGGTACGCTCAAATTCATCTTTTTTACCCTCAACTAATAATTTTTTAATATCAGTTTGGGAACCATAATATGTCATCCAATCTGATTCTTTAACTATTAGTTTATATGAAGGTCTTCTACCAACCACCCCAGTTAGGGCGGCTAGTTCTTTTTTACCTAATTTTTTCTTTTGATTGTGAAATAATACTTTCTTCCCAATATACGATTTACCTGTAGGCTTATGTGTTGTCATATAGACGAAACCAAAAGTATTATCTGGGAATTGAGTGATATCATTTATTTCATGTTGTTTGTATATCCAATTCATATATATGTTAGCTAATGCAAGGGTAGGTATTAGTTACAACTCCCGAAGAGTTGGTTTTGGCATAAGCCAACGAATTTATTTTATTATACCCAGCATTTCCTCCTCCTATAACAGTAGTTCCCCCACTGTCAGTATAAATGGTGTCACCAACAGCTGGGAAAGAACCAGCACCATCATGATAATATGTTACATTTAAAGTTTGAGTACAAATGAATTTAGTTCCAGTTTGAAATGCGCTTCCTGTATAAGAAGTTAAAGTTACATTTGAATAACCATAAAATTCACTATATTTATCTGGGTTTGTTGAAGAAAGACTAGAAGAATCTATCATACCACCAAGTGACAGATTGGTTGCTGCTAATCCTGTAAGACCAAGCTCCGCTGCTATTTGACTTCCACTTATTGGTCCTGATGATGGTAATGCCATACTTATATATTTTTATTATAAATATTGTAAACCAAAATCTCTAATATTCTCAGAGATTATTTCTTTAAAATTTTGTGGTATATCTTTTAATTTTCCTAATTCTAAAAATAAAGATTTTGATTGATCTCTTTTACCTATATACCACCCTGTAAATGCTTTTTGAAAATCAAATACAAAATCACCTGGGTATCCTATGTCATAGGTTAATGGAGTATTTTCTTTGATATTATCCTTACCTAAACAGGCGTACATATAAGATATCATCCATTCTTTTCTATTGCTATGCCATATACTTAAATGATAATAAGCTTCGGGTCTATTAGGTGCATAGGCAATAGCAGCTTGGAGTTGTCCTTGTT